CATATTTATAATATTATTAAGGAGATTTATATTATGGCTAAATCAGGAAGATATTCTGCAGATAGAAAAAAGATACAGGCCTTGACAACAGCAGCCACATCAATTCAGGCCGCCGCATGTGGAACTGTTTTTATGTTGGACGGTACTGATTACAGTGCTGATGTAACTCACTCGTTGCCGCATCCATCTGAAGCCGGAGAAGGCTGGTGGTGTAAATTTGTTGTCAAAACCGCTGTTTTGGATTCAGGCGGTGATGATTGTATTATTAAAGTACGCAATGCTGGACTTGCAACATTTGCCGATGATCTGTTGGTTGTTTTGGTTTCTGAGGCAGAAGCCGCCGCAGGGCAAAATTTACAGGACGCAGACGGGGACTTTCTCACAATTAAGGGTGAAGCAAAAGGCGGAACTAATTATGAATTTATTTGTGATGGAAACAAATATTATGTATCAGGATTGTCTTTCGATGTCAGCGCTGACGCTGCTGTAGATACCTAAGATTAATATAAGGAGTCCCCTATGGGAAAACGCAATAAGCGAGCAAGAACAATACTTAGAAAGGCTAGCATTTTGGGAGAGGAAATCTCTCCCGAAGTCGCTCGTCGTTATGGAATAGATTCTTTGCTTCCGCAAAAAACAAACTCACAAAAAATTGAAGAATTAAAAACTAAAAATCCTGAGCCGATTACAGAAGAGCCAGTGGTTCTTGAAGAGCCAAAGTTTATGACAGAAGCCGATCCGGTGAAAGTTGAGAAAAAAGAGGCTCCAAAGGCTGAGGTAAAGAAAACAACAAGAAAACGAGCGACTCGTAAAACAACAACGAGAACGCGAAAAACTAAATCAAAATCAATCTCCTCCGAAAAATAAATGTGTGTGTAGTGCTTTGCCTCCGATGGTATATCCATCGGAGGTTTTCCTTTTGTGTTAACTAGTTAGGTATAGCGGAGGATTCCTGAATGTCATTTCCATCTTTGACGCCAACATCGACAACGTCGGCGATTATCTTACCATCAACCGGATCACACTCAGAGGTTGCTAGTTCATTAGCAATTGGGTACTATACTGGTAGTGCAGCGTTTGTTACGGGTGCAGCCTCACAAGTTGCATATACATTCAAAAGATTGGGTGGAGATGTTCTTGATATTGAACTTAAAGCCACAAACGTCTATAATCACTACGAGGAAGCCGTCTTAGAGTATTCTTATATAGTGAACCTACATCAGGCTAGAAACTCACTAGGACAGGCTTTAGGAAGCCCTACAGGCTCATTTAACAATAAGGGTGAATTAACATCTGGTGAAGATGCTGCTCTTAAGTATCCAAGATTTAAATTTGATTATGCTTATAGAGTGGCAGATTCTTTTTCAACAGAAGCGGTTGTTGGTGGTACAACTCCAATTTATTCTGCATCATTTGATACTGTTCCGGATCAACAAGACTACAATTTACAACAAGTCGTATCTTCCAGTGCAGCAGCAGACAGTTCACTACCTTTTGCACCGGGACTTAAAAATAAAAGAATAAAAGTCAGACAAGTATACTACGTCACACCAAGACAGATGTGGAGATTTTATGGCTACTATGGTGGTTTAAATGTTGTAGGTGATTTTCACAACTACGGTCAATATGCTGATGATTCTAGTTTTCAAGTTATTCCTACTTTCCAAAACAAATTACAAGCAGTTATGTATGAGGACCATCTATATACTAGAACCTCACACTACTCATATGAACTAATTGACAATAAATTAAGGTTATACCCTATACCAGATTCGGTGTCTCCGGAAAAGTTTTTCTTTAGATTCACAGTAGAAGATAACGCATTTTCGTCTGGATCGTCTGACAATGGTATGCTTGGTGTTAATAATATGAACACACTACCATTTGAAAATCTTCCTTTTGAAAATATCAATTCAATGGGTCAACAATGGATCAGAAAGTATTCTTTGGCTTTGTCCAAAGAAACACTAGGTCAGATCCGTGGCAAGTTTGGAAATGCCGTTCCTATTCCCGGTGATAACGTTTCGCTAAACGCTACTGAGTTGTTAAGTCAAGCAGCGGCTGAACAACAAGCATTAAAAGAAGAGTTAAACAAACAACTAGATGAAATGTTGTATTCTAAATTAGCAGAGGTGGATAAAGCCATGGCTGATAATACTGACGGGATTGTTCAAAAAGTCCCATTAAAGATCTTCGTGGGGTAAGTGAATGTCTGATGAATGGGAAAGACCAACACAAGCACCACCTCCTTTATTCTTAGGTGAAAAAGAAAAGAACCTTGTTAAACAAATCAATGACGAGGTAATTGAAAGAGTTGTTGGGCAACAGATATTATATTTTGCTATTGATATGGAAACAACAAATTTCCACCCTTTATATGGTGAGGCAATAGAAAAGAACTTTTTACACCCTATAAGAGTATATGCCCTAGTAGAATATGGCGGCATTGAAACTATGTTTATGGACAACATTGGTATAGACAAGAAGACCTCTGCTACGGTACATTTTCACAAGCGCAGATTAACTGAGGATCAAAATTTATTTGTTAGAGAAGGTGATTTTATAAGATACGGTGATATCTACTATGAAATAGTTAAGTTAAATGAACCTAAACAACTGTTTGGGCAAATTGACTCAAAGTTTGAAATAACAGCCGAATGTATTCGTGCAAGGGATGGTCTATTCAATGGAGAGTAAAGAAGTCACATTACAACCTTCAACTATAGAAACTATAGATCAGGCAGTGTATGAACTGATAGAGCACGGTTTTTCTTTGCATACGAAAACAAATTCAGGATTTAGGAAAGTACCAGTCCTGTGGATATCGCCTGAAAGGTCTTTTCACGTCAAGAAGAAGGAAATAAGAGATGCGGTTGGGAAGTTAAAACTGCCTCTCATAACAATTGAAAGGACATCTTTTGCCAAAGATCCAAACTTCAAAGGTGCTTGGCAAGCAAATGTTTTTCCGGAAACAGAAGGCCCTAGAGGCTATAAAAAGCACGTTCGTGCAATTAAAAAAACTATCCAAGCAGAAAAGACTCGTGATTTTGCATCTGCGGATTCCAAAAAAGATACCGGTGATCATCACTTTCCAACCAACAATAAGAAAATTGTCTACGAAACAACATATGCTCCAATACCAGTTTGGGTAACTGTAAATTACTCTATCACACTCCGAACTGAGTATCAACAGCAAATGAATGATTTAATGACACCATTTGTGACTAGAACAGGCAACATAAACGCTTTGTTGATTAGAAGTTCAGGACACAAGTACGAAGCATTTATTCAGCAAGACTTAGCACAGTCAAATAATATGTCAAACTTAGGTGAAGATGAGAGATCGTTTCAGACTAAAGTTGACATAAAAGTTCTGGGATATCTCCTAGGTGACGGGACTAACGAAGAGGTTCCAAAAGTTGTTACCAAAGAAACAATCGTAGAATTTAAAATAAGCAGGGAAAGAGTTATCATTGGGGACCAAAAACCATGGAAAACCCGCGACAAGAAATACAGGGAGTTTTAATGCCTTTTGGGTATAGAGAAACTATTTAATAAGAATTATATATTATAAGGAGAGTTAGTCAATGGCTAAAAAGTTTGATTTTCTATCACCGGGAATCCTCATCAGAGAGATTGACCAGAGTATTATCCCACCAGAAAGGGATGCCGAAGGCCCAATTATTATTGGTCGTGCACGTAAAGGACCGGGTCTAAAGCCTGTAAAAATCCGAAATTTAGATGACTTCATCTCAGTATTTGGTATGCCCGTCGCAGGTGGTGGCGAAGGTGGAGATATTTGGCGTTCTGGTAACACAGTTGGCCCAACCTTTGGAGCATACGCTGCTCAGGCTTGGTTAGCGTCTGGTGAAGCACCGATTATCAGCATCCAAGTGCAAATGCAGCAGGCTATGCCGGATGGCAATTGAATGGTTCTGCTAGTTCTAATGCTAATATGAACGCTACCGCTTATGGACTTTTCCTTGCCGACAACTCAGACCTCAGTTCTACATTGACCTTTAGAGAAGTTGAAGCAACTGATACACCTGATGATGCCTACACTCTTAACATCACTGACTCTGCTGGATCCGTTGTTGCTTTTGAATTTGATAGCAACAGTAGTGTTACAGAGACAACTTCCAAAAAACAAGTAGTTATCAGTGGTACGGCAACAACAATCC